CCGGTGGTAGCTTTTACGCAGATGTAGCCGCGTTTCAGGTTGTCGCCGATCTGATTTGCCGTCACGCCGAGATAGGCGAGATCCACGGCAGACGTGATCGGGAACGGGCGGACAAAAATCCCTTTCACCTTGTCAATGGTGTCGCCGTCCACCAGGGGAACGAATTTATCGTTCACGTACTTCCCCGGCAGGCCATAGGTTGAAAAGAGATTGGTGTGATCGAGGGCTTCCGGCTCGATGGTCAAATCGCGCGGACGCGTCACCGCACCGGCAAAGCCCAGGGGCATACGTTCTAAATAAGCTGTTCCAGCCATGTTGAATTACCTTATTTGCGCTTGTTCCAGAAATCGGCGTTGATCTTGTTCAGCTCAGCCGGGGAAAGGTGTTTGGTGTTAACGCCACTGTCGGTGGTACGAGTACCGCTGGTAAGCGGCGTCAGATGGTTTTTTGCCTTGTTGATTTCGACGGCGGCTTTAAATACTGCGTCCACCGTGGCTTTTGGCGCCTTACCGAAGTCAGCAACGCCGAATGCCTTCAGGCTGTCGCCGGTGCGCAGGGCATGGTTCAGAACCTGACGTTTCAGCCCTTTATCGCCGTCGGGCTGGAATCCGGGAGAGATGATTTCAGCGTCAGCGATTATATTGCGTTTAAACGCCGCATCACCGGTCACTTTCTTGTCTTCCTCCACGTCTTCGTCTGCGGTCAGGTTTTCGGGGGCCGGGTCGCTGTCGGTGGTTTTACCTTCCAGCTTATCCAGGCGGGACAGGATGGCCTGAGCCCACTCGGGAACCCCTTCATCACTGGTCTTGCCTTTACCGGGGTCGTCGCCCGGTGTTTCGTCGGTCGTCGTGCGCTGCTCTGCTGGCAGAGACGTCGCCTGTGACGGAATGTTGATATTGATCGTTGAGCCAGGGATACCACCCATGGCATCAGACGGCAGGTCCGCCGCCTCATCCGCCAGCTTCGCCAGCGCATCGTCATCACGCGTGCGGATAGCCGTTAAAATCCGCTGCATTAACGTTGGTTGTTTCATTTTTCTTCCTTTGGATGATGGGGTGGAATCCCCGATTGCACAGCGGCCACCAGCCCGGCCTTTGCCGATACCGACAGCCAGGTGATTACCGGTGATTAGGTATTGCCTGCCCTTGCCGGGTGCCAGCTGTTTGTATTTGGCGTCATAGCCACAGCTGACGTCCGTCAGGCCAGAATTGATCGCGTCAATGGCCTCCTGCCGTTTAACCAGCACGTCAGCTATGAGCAGATCCGATTTATCGCCGGTGCCGCGCCGGACGTTCTGAATGTGTCCGTGGGCCAGTTCGGCGTAGTTCGACGGGTTGACGAAGACGATTTCCCCGTCGTCATCCTCAGGATGCTCCAGGGTAACGGCGACGCCCTCAAAACTCGCCATCGTTTCCGGAGAGAAAACCTCATCCTCTGTACGCCAGACCGTTACTGTGCCGCTGGCGTCCGGTTCGAGGTCGATTTCCTCAGGTAAATAAACCTGTGTCCCCGTTCGGGCGATCGGCACGTCTTTGCACAGCAGGGAGCCGTCGGCCTGCTGATAGCGGGTTTCGCCCAGACGGGTCGTGAAGAAATATTTCATGGGTTACCTGCTAAATTGCGGGCATAAAAAAGGCCGCTCAGTGGCGACCTTGTGGAGTGGGATAATTGTTCAAAATATCGGGCTATTTAACATAAGGGTCCTTAAGTGCACTGCCGAAAATGGACTCGACTGAAATGTCCCCTCAAGGCCGCAAAAGACACGGTTTTCATGGTAAATTTCGCCCGCTTTTAATCACAACATTTTTGTAACATTTCACCACTATTGGATCTCACCCAAAACGGATGCCCAATGCGGTATTTTTCACATTCTCGGTGCCGGGATCTGTACTTCGGGCCAGCAGTCGCAGTTGGGTAAGCACCCCGCATGTCCGGTCATACCGTCCAGTGTTGGAGGGTTATCCCAGCGGACGAACTGATCTTTCATTCCCTTATGCGATGGGCGCGTTCCTGCGCCCTTAATCCGCCACCAGTAGCCCTCAGAGCCAACGGACAGCGCGCGGGCCTGCGTCAGCGCCCCGGTAGCCCGTCCTATTTCGGTACGGGCGATGAGCTTTGCCCGGCTGGCGGCTACATCACCGGACTGCATAATCATCTCGTAGAGTTGCTCCGGCCGCTCACCGCTGATAACTGCCTCGAGGGCGCGGCTCTGGATATCCCGCACACGGTCGGCAGCATCCAGCGGCAACGACTTCATTAGCTGTATCTGGCGGTAAACGATATCCTGCGCCACGTGACCAACCGGGGTATTCCCCACGACATCGCGTAGCCCGGCGGAGATTTCCGCCGAAACAGAGCGCCACTGGTTCCACTCTTCGCGCTCGACCTGGGCGAACATCCGGCGACCGACCATTTCCGCCCAGTCGTTGATAACCTCCGAATAATCCACCAGCGTCTGCGTAACGGTGTCAGCGCTAGCCTGAGAACCATCGTAGGTACCATCGACGATCTGCCCTATATGGTTTGCTATCGCCAACAGGCTTTTTCGATACTGGATCTCCGACCGGCGGCGGAGGGCTGGCTTCAGGTTCATCCTCCGACCACTGGGCCTTCGCATTTTCAATGTCCTCGTCTGTGATTGAACCGCCGACCCCGATCACGTCTGACATGTTCCGCAGGTCACTGAGCGCCGCAGATGGCGACATGCCGATATCGCGCACGGCTGTTGCCAGCGCGGTAGTGAAATTGCTGGCCATCGTCGCGCGATCGGTGTCTGACATTTCCCAGAGCTTATTGAACTCGAAGGTAAAATCATCCGGCAGCGGCGCGCCAAACAACGAACGCCATGAGATATCCAGCAACCAGCGGATATGCCTGCGTAACCGGCGTTCCTGAAGTGAGTTAACGCGGCTGTAGTAGTTTTCCAGGTCGCCATCTCCGGTACTGAATCCAGAGGGAGACTGCCCGAACAGGCGCACCAGCGGAATGCCGGTGGCGCCGGAAACCTGCTCGGCAAAGCGGAGGATCACATCAGCAATACCGGCAAACGAATAACTGTGCGTCTGGAATGCATCTTTGCTATCCATCAGGGTCATGCCCTCGATGGTCTGAAACTCGCGGATCATATCCATGTGCTTCATCAGCCCGGCAACCAGCTCACTGTCCTCCGGCAATGCCAGTATTTTACGCAGCCCTTCGATGCTGTACGTCCGCAGGTGGGCTTTGTGGATCAGTTGCGTTGTGCCAACGGTCGCTGTGTCGAATGCCTGAATGCGCTCGAAAATACGCTCGACCACCGACATTCCCCAGCCATTCTCCGTCTGCGCCTGCTGGAAAGGTAACGAATCCCCCTCCATGCGTATCAACCGGCTGTGGTGGATTTTCCAGGGAGGAATGCCCTGCTGGTTGGTGATGACCTTATAAAACTTCGGCTTACCGAACTCAGGGCCATAGTCGGTGACAAGATTGACGTAGGACGGTCTGACCATCCAGCGGTCAAGGCATATCACGCCCTTAAACTGTCCCTCCTTGATCCGGTCCAGTCGCAGGGGCGTTGACATGTCTTGTCCTTCAATCAGCACCACCAGTACTGCCCCGCCGTACAGGCGAGACCACTTCAGCGTATCGTTCAGACCGTCCCAGATAGCCATCTCATCCCAGAAGGTTTCGACGGTGCCTTTCTGACCCGACTCCAGCTTCGAGCTGATATTGATGCCCTTGCGGGTCATGTCATCCGCCATCGTGTCGACGCCAGCGCCGACCAGAAAAGATGAGCGGTAGGCAAACTCCAGCTGCACGCGGTTTCGGGTGATATAGCCCGGCATGTACGTGCCGCCGGTCTGAATGTTCTGCGCCTGCGCGCCAAGCTTGGCCGGGAAGTTATTGTACCCGTCAGCGGTCGCAACGGGCTGATTTGCGCCGTTCCGGCGTTTCTTTCGGGACATGATTCCTCACGGGATAATTTGTTAAAAAACAGTCCGATTTAACATAATGGTCGTTACACGCCCTGCACCGAAGCCACCCACACTGAAATGTCACCCAGAGGCGTGTTTTCGGGCGTTAAGTGGCTAAAAGCACATGAATAAAATGCGCATGAAACAGGTGAGAAAATGAATAGCGTTTTTTCTGTCTGAGGCGGGTATTTCCGGAAGTTTTCTATTTGCGACCCAGCGCCGCCCAGTCATCCAGTGCGGAGTCAGTTGGAGCGAAAGCCATGATGAAAGCATCCGCCACGTTTGGTGACGGGACATCGCGTTTCGCCAGGTCCTTTTTACTTTCCACCATGACGCGACCATTACGGTCAAAATCGCGATGGGGTGTGGTCAGTTCAAGTTTTAGCTTTTCCAGTAGGGGGCAGTCTGAGTCGATACTAATTAGATCATCAATCGTGAACCTCTCGCCCTTCTCCCCTTTTTTAGCCGCATTCACTGCATTGAAGGTATTACGGAAACGGTCGGCCACCAGCCACCATGCCTGCGCCTTCAGGTTGGCGAAAAAGTCTTTATTGGGAATGTCGTTATACTCATCGTCAGGATCGTTAACGCCAGCACCAGCATTAAATCGCTGGTAGCTTATCCGTCCAGTGTTCAGATTTTCGCGCCGACGGTCCTCGTTAATTTCAGAGAATTTGGCGCCAGCTGAAGCGCCTACCCCGATTGAGTCATAAATGATATCGGCACCGCGCTCCATTGCCGCCTGGTAGGTGCGCAGGCAGCTTTTCAGCAACTCGTCTTCTTTTGCCTTCCATTCGTCCGCCCAGTACACCACTGAACCATGCCGATAGACGTTTGCGCATTTGTCCGTGCCACTATCGGCGACGTCGAAACCTATGCGTTTACGTCCGCTGGGCTCAAAGTTCAGCACCTTATGTGCATCAACAGCCGCCTCAATCCACGACAGCTTAATAATGGCCGCATCGTCATCCGATTCTGGCACTCCCTCGTAGACATGCTTAAATCCGTCAGGGTCGCGGCGCCGGGCAGCATCGATAACCTTCAGCATGGTGCCTGACAGGAATGGGTTTTCGTCGTAGTTGATTTTGCGGATCAGCGTGTCTTCCGGAGGATCGACAACAAAGTTTCGCCACACGAAATCTGTGACCAGCCCGGGGTTGAAGATGAACCAGCACTCAGAGCCGCTTTTACGGATGGTCGGCTCCAGTATCTTCCACTGGTATTCCGTCAGCGCATGGGCCTCTTCCAGCCAGAGAACACTGATACCCTCCAGCGACTTTATCTCCTCAATGTTGCGCCAGAGACCATAAAACACGAACTCAGAACCGGTTACCCGATTGATGATTTTGTTATTCAGGATACGGAATCGATGCCGCAGGCCGAACCGGTCGATCTGAATTTTGAGCAGCGTATAAACCGACTCCTCAATTTTGTTCTGGATCTGGCGAGCACAGCAAAAACGCAGGCTATATTTATTCGCCAAGAATATAGCGAATCCGGCAGCATCCCACGATTTTGAAGAAGACCGACCGCCAAACAGCACCTTGTTACGCGCCTGTGTCGTCCAGAATCCCCTCAGGACCGTATTCAGCGTCGGTCTGGATGTCAGAGTAGAAATCATTGAGGTCACGTTCTCCGTTGCCATCGTCAATGCCAGCATCACGTCGCAGGCGATCCGCCTCCAGCGATACCTTGTCAGTAGCGGCTACGCGGTAGTCCGTATCAGCAAAGATTTTCCCGACGGTAGCCAACGTGCCAACGATGGATTCAATACGTACGGTATTGCGCATCATGGCCTTTTCAGCGGCGCTGATATTTTCCATCAGAACCTTTCTCTGCTGCTCCCCTTCGGCATCATCCAGCAGTGTTATCCAGCGCCCGATGTTTTCAGCCGCTACCAGGTTAGCTGCGCGAAGACGGAACAACTCATCCTCCAGCGTCAGCGCTCTGGCATCTTCGATAATCTCATCTTTCAGGAGTAGCCGTCGGGCATAGCCACCATGTTTCAGCGCAGCCTGATTACCGGGAGGAAATGGATTCACCGGAGGAGCAGTACGCGCACCACGAATCGGTTTCGTTTCTACAGGACGCTCGGTCTTCCCTTCTGCGTTCTTTTCGTCATCGCCAGACGAGACGGGCTTTGTCGTGGTACGCACTGCTTTTTGCGTACCGCCTTTGCGTACCTGCGTACTTCCCTTGCGTACCCACTCCAGTTTTTTGGCTCTCTTCCTGATAGCCCCCTCTGTTACGCCGTATTTGGCGCCTATATCACGGAGGCTAAGGACTTCGGCCCGGTATGCCGATTCGATGGCCTCCCAGTCCGGATTTGCCATTGTCTTTTCCCTGTGGTGTGAAACATTATCGAAGCCACTCAATGAATGGCCCCTGTAATGTCCCCTATTGCGCGGCTGGCTTGTCCAAAATTTGCTGCAGCGCGGCATCCGCTTCTGCCTGCTTTTGTTTTGCGCCAGCAAGATGAGCGGTCGCTGTTGCGGTTGCTGCTGCCGATACGGCCAGCGCCTGCTCTGCCCGTTCAACCTGCCGGTCCGCCTGCTGTTTGTCAGCCATTGCCTGACGCTGGGCTTTCTGCTCTGCCTGTAGCGCATCGCCTGCGCATCCGCTGAGCAGCAGACACAACAACACCGCCGCTGACGCGATGAGATTTCGTTTTTTCATGGAGATTTCCTTAATGGAGGGATTTGTTACTGAGGCACTGCGTGGTGATGTATTCCTGCAAATACCTCAATTTTTCCTGGTCGCTGATGATTCCGGATCTGATACCGAGAACGTTGCGTCCAGTAGCATCAGTGAGTTCGACGGCGGTTGCATTGCCCATGCTGCTGGCGCCGGAGGGTTCGGGCGCGGCTGGCACAGGGCATCGGGCTTTGACGAGCACCCGGCCACCAGCATCAAGCCTACGCTGCAGAGCATCATTCGCAGATTGAGCATCAGCTAA